ACCGCCGTGACCGTTCCAGCCGTTGTATTCCGCACGAAATCCGTGGAATTCAACCCGTCCAGCAGGTCCGCATTGAGCCCCGTCACCAGCTGCCCCTGGGCGTTCGCGCCCAGCGCGAAGGGAGGGGAAACGGTTTCCGGAGAAATCTCGATTCCCGGGACCACGGCGTTTGCCGCTTCGATGGTTCCCGCCACGCGGAGCGCCCCGGAAATGTCCAGGTCCCCGTCAATGCTCGAATCACCCGTGATGTCCGCTCCGTCCGCCGAGACAACGAGCCCGTTGCGCAGGATCGTGAGCCCCGTAACGTCCGCCCCGTTGCCCGTCACCACCAGGGGGCCGGTAACAATCGTGCCGTCAGCCGATATGGATATTCCCATGCCTCACCCCAAGTCGATGCGCGGAGCTCCGCCGCTGATTTTCGTCGCGCTGCTGATGCTGACGTCTCCGCTCGCATTCAGGCTGACACGCCCCGCCGCCTGAATTTCCACCACTCCCGACGACTGCACTTTTACGTCACCGGCCTGGACGGTCCATTCACCGGGAGTCATATGGATGATTCGTTTTTCGCTGTCTATCTTGATCGAGACGCCGGGCTCCATCTGAAGCACCCATTCGTGCAGGCCGGCTTCCGGGGCCTGGTGTCCGTACCATCTCACGTGGCTGATGTACGGGTAGTTCGGATCTCCGTCAAAGAATGCGACCACCACGTAAGTCCCGATTTCCGGCGGGCAGACCACCCCGCGCTGCGGGCCGCCCCACTGCACGGGGATTTCCACCTTGGGGATCACCGGCTCGTTCGGATCTGCCGATTCGTCGTTACGGAGCGGCTGAACGTCCGCCCAGTACGAACCGTCCGACGCGTAGGTCGCCGTAATTCGCCCTTTCCTCGGCATCCGGTAGTAATGGCGCAGGTCCGGCTTGCTCAGCTCCACGCCGCGCTTCAGCACCCAATTAATGTCTTCCATATTCCACCCCCTGCGGGTGATACCATATAAGGGTGCGGGCCGTATCCAGAGTGAAGAGATGCCGGACGATCTGGGCACGGAATTGACCATCTATTCCCCGGCGAACGTCCTTCAGAGAGAAAACCATGCTGTCTCTGAACCTGGGGATCAAAAAGGTCTCGACGCGGTTCAATCCAGCCGCGTCTCCCGCCGGGAGATGAGCAATCAAGGCCCCGCCGGTCGCTATATTCACCTCCGGACCCTGTTCGTCGAAGTCTCCCCAGTTCACCTTGCCCTCGTGGTCCATCCAGAGCGCCCAGCGGCTCATATCGATCCCGAACGCGCGCAGGCACGTGGCCTCGCACTGGACCGCCACCTGGGCAGCCGGGATATTGGAGGCCACGAACCTCGGGAAGACCACTCCCGGGGAATCCACGCGCCCCACGGGCAGCCCGCTCTGTGCTATGGCCGCCCGGATAATGGCCTCCGGACTTTCATTTATCCAGGATTGCCGGATAAGCGTCATAGACAGCGGTTTTTCCAGTCCGACCGCGCCGATGTGGACCTGATCCTTGGTCCCGTGCTTTATCCAGGCCACCGTACCGCTCCAATTCGTAACGGGTTCGTCACGATAGGCATAAAGCAGCTCGACGTTATCCCCCTCTTTCACGGCCCGGAACTGCTCGCCCATGGCATCGGGCAGCGTGATCCCGCACCGGCTCAGGGGTGCGTGACGCCTGAACTCCACCCACACCCGGGGACACCGGATAAAAATATTCCCGCCGATCGTAATCTTGGTCCATATCCCAGCCGACATGCGATCAGATCACTCCACATCCACCAGTATCTTATCCAGCTCCGGACTAGATGCAGGTTGAGAACCGGATGTTGCCCCATAGGCATTGCCTATGGTCTTGTTTAAGACTTTGTCCGGCTTAACAGGCTGAGAGGTCGCGCTGACAGTAGCCACGGCCCTGGACTCAACGGCAACGATGGCCGGCCTGTGCTCCCGAAACTTTAGCGAAACCTCCAATACGTCTTCCATGTCGTCTTCACTTGAAGAAAGAGTCTCGAAAACCACACGGTCGATACCTCGCGCCCTCAGATGTCTGTTGACGACCGTGTAAATCTTGGGATTTACACCGTTGTCCGCCCCCCTGAATATTGCGTTGATCCGATCCAGGCGATCGTAGCAAGTGGCCGCTGCATCATTGATCAACACCAGGTCGAACTGGACGGTGGCGTCTTCCCACCCCATGGGGGTTTTCACACGGCCGCTGAGCCCGTCCTGCTCCGCATCGTCGTACCTGACGTCCTGGTTGACATTGGACTGAACCAGAATCCCGTCAATCCGCTCACCATCGAGGAATACCTCCCCGTCCTCAAAAACGATATATCCGTCATAATCCGGCACAACCCATGTTCCCTTCAGCTCGCGTCGAACTGCTCCACATAGGCCTTGAGGCGACTCACGAATTCACTTCCGTTTTGGACCTGGGGCAACTGCACTGTCAGGTTCTGAATTATGATGTCCCGCTTTGGTTTTGCCCAGCCGGCGACCGCACCATCCGGGATGGTCCGCTTCACGGTTCGCGACTCGTCGAATCGCCCACCCCTGTCCAATGGGGGGATCGAATATCCGGGATCGTGCCATTCGGGCAATACAGTGTCGTAGCGGGCCATTCCGTTGAGCTCCGGAAGCATTGGAGACCGGAGGGGAACAACGTCGTAGCGGGCCATTCCGTTGAGCTCCAACGGCTTTGCAGTCTGCGGCAGTGCCGCAACATGCTCCACCTTTATGACGGGGGATAAGGTCAGAATCTCCGAAACCGCCCCGGCCATGGCCCCTGAAACGGAATCCTTGAAATCCGACGCCCCAGCATTGACCCCATGTCCCAAGGTGAGCATGATGGCCATGCCCGAAGCGGTCAGCCCGGCGAGGGGACCCTCTTTGGCATCACTGAACGGAAGCAGTTTTCGCACGTCGGCAAAGGCGCTCGATACCGCGCCCTTGAGCGCTGCGAACTTGCTCTTGATCCCATCGATAATGGTCCCGATGATGCGTGCCCCGGACTCGAACAGATTGATCGATCCCAGGTAATTCAAAACGACCGTAAAGGCCTGCTGCACCCACTGAACAATATCTATGCCCTGGAAGACCGCTAGAAGAGCCTGAATCATGCCCGTCACATTTCCCAGGACAGACTGGACCATGGAGGCCACGCCGGACGACACGACGGCCAGCATGTTCGACACCCAATCGGACAGGGAAAAGGCCTCCCATGCCTGCGCTATGCTCGATGCCGCATCGCTTATCCACGCCACCACGGACCGGACGGCAGAGGCGATCTCTTTGAACTTTACCACGACCCAGCCCGCGGCCGTTCCAATGGTCGATCCGAGCACATTAATGATGGCGACCACATCGGTGACTGCGTAGACGATTACCGCAAGCACTCCGGCAAGGAGCGAAAACGCTCCGCCAACCAGGGTCCCGACCACCTCGCCAAGGAGCTTCCAGGCGTTCGCATCCGTGGATGCTGCGGACCCAAAGAGCCAGGCTATCACATCCATTATCAGATTCACCACAGGCCCCAGGGCCGTGATCAGCCCATCGACGGCGGGCGCAAGAACACTCATCGCCATGTTCCATCCTGTCTGCAGTCCCTCCCAGATCCCGACAAACAACGCCTTGACGCGGGCCACGACCTTCGCCACGGTCGTGACCAGCCCTTCCAGGCCGGCGGCGCGAATCTCCTTGGCCAGGTCTCCCTCGATGGTTCCCACCGAACCTTTCAGGCTCCCGAAAACCGCTATCACGCCCCGCACCACGAGCGATATTTTTTGATACCATCCGCTCACCGTGTCGGCGATCCCTCCGAGGTTGTTGCGCCAGGCGACATAAACAACGGCCACCGCTGCGGCAAGCGCCAGAATGGGCCATGCCAGCGCAGCCAGGGCGGAACCCACCGCCGAGAGGCTCGAAACGAACACCCCCCATACCCAGCTCGCCGCCCACACGGCTCCTGCAATCGCAGTCACCCCAACTACCACCGCCGACAGATAAGCTACTATGCGGATCAGCCACTGCCCCAAAGGGTTCTGGGAGAGCGAGGTCAGCACATTAATCAGCCGGGTTGCAGATTGAGCGGCGTCTTTAAGCTCTCCCAGAAAGACCGATCCAATCACGATTTGCAGCGTCTCCCATGATCCAGACAGGCTCAAAAGCGCCCCCTTGAGGTCGTCCAGCATTCGTGCTGCAGTCTGTGCAGCCGATCCAGTGCTGTTCTGGATCTCGCCCGCAAACGTCCTCACCTTGTCGATTCCTGTGTTGAGCAGAGCGTTTACGGCATTGATCGCATCGTCTCCGAATATCTTCTTGAGCTTCTCAGCCCTGCTTGCCGTGCCCACTCCAGCCAGTGATGTTTCGAGTTTCCGCAGGATATCGAATATGGGCAGCATATTTCCGGAGGCATCCTTTACCGCAACGCCCATCTTGGCCAGAGTCTTTGCGGCATCCCCGGTCGGCCCCTGCAGTCGCAGCATCATGGTCTTGAGTTGGGTCCCGGCCTCGGCCCCCTTGATCCCCATGTCGCTCATCTTGCCGGCCATTGCCGATAGCTCTACCAACGACACATGAGCGGCTGCAGCTGTGGTGCCGGCATTTTTCAGGGTCTGACCCATTTGGGTCACATCAGTGCTGGCCGCATTGGCTGTCTTCGACAGCACGTCGGCGACCATACCCATATCACTGGCGCTGAGCCCGAAGGTCTTGATCGTATCGCTCGCGATTTCCGTGGCCTGGACTAACTCCAGGTCTCCAGCCGCTGCCAGAGAAAGCACTCCCGGCATGGCCCCGATGATCTCGCTCACCGCAAACCCTGCCTTGGCTAAATCCTCCTGGGCTCGCAGTGCCTGTGCAGCACTAAAGGCTGTGGCAGCTCCCAGGTCTAGGGCCGATTGCTTCAGTTTTATCATTTCTGACTGCGTGGCATCGCTCACAGCAGCCAGGCGGCTCAGGCCATGCTCGAAGTCCATGGCCACGTTCACGGCTTTTCCCATTCCGAGGAGGACACCAGAGGCGGCTGCAGCAACCGGCATCATCGATGAGGCCAGGTTTCCCATGCGCGTCGCAAGCGAAGTCGCAGCCGCACCTGTTCTGTTCAGATCCGAACGAACATGGCGAAGCGGACCGGTAATCATGTCCACCAGGCTCATGACCGCCTGAACTTCAAACGCTGCGTCCATTCACATCCTCGGAAATTTGATCATTTTTACGCAATTATCTTGACCCGTTCACCCGCTCTTCGATCCACAGTGCTTCAGCCGCCTGCTGCATGAACTCTATGGGATCATCGGACGGTTCCCTGTGAGTCCAGTAGCGGATGAGCACACCGAGTTGCCGCAACCCGTTTAGCGACAGCGCTCGGCGTTCCGCCTCGATCACTTTCCCAGACTGCCGAACCCCGTTCGCTCAAATATCTCGTTAGCGAATGTCGTCGCAACGCCAGGATATTGCTCCAGATGCTCCCTCAGCGACGCCTCATCATCGGGGCACACGCAAGCCAGCAGGAGATTCCGGAACGATCGCAGCGGAGACTTCGCAGCTTCCAGGGTAGAGCGGGAGAGGTCCGATACGGTCGGCTGACGGAATCGGCACTCGATGCGCATCTGCTCTCCGGCGAAATTCCGGAACTCCGAAACCAGAACAATATATCCTTCCTGCTTCTCACTCATTTCTTCGCATCCTCTCGTTCATTATTGAACCTATCTGCCCATCGCTCCGTCGCGCCCGGCCTTGTAGGCCGCTCTGCCGTTCCATTCGATGGGCGACAAAATAACGAAATCGAGCTTTGTCTGACCGGAGTTTTCATCGCCCTGTTTGGCGCTGGTGTCACGCTTGGTGATATGACAGTCCTTCAGCACATCCGTTATGGTAGCCTGGTCATGGTTGGCATAGGAAACCACCACAGTGAACGTGCTCTTCGTATAAAAACTTCCTCCCATCGCCTTCTGGAGTCGATCCGCCTCGTCCTTGTCGAGCGTCATGCTCCCTGAGGCCTCGTAATTCTTTCGCCCGTAGCCCCTTGGGATCGAACCCCTCCCGTATCTCGCTTCAATCTGACGCTCATCGGAATAGCTCACGTCCTGCACTCCGATCGCCACCCCATGGGGCATGACGATCTCCACGGATTCCCAGTCGTATTGATTGCCATTGATCATTTGTTATTCTCCTCAACCCAGCCCGCCCTCTCGGCCCGGTAAGCCTTCCTGCGGGCCTCGATTACGCCTTGCATCAGGCCGCTTCCTCCTTTAGACGAGGATCAAACCTGCTTCCGGCATACACGTAGCTCGCATACAACTTGATGGTCCGGATGATGGGTATTCCGATCAGCGTCACCTCCACCGCAACGCCGTTGTTGACGATGTCCTGATTCCCAGGGATGTGCACCACATGTGCCGCCAACTCCTGGGGAATAGCCGACGTCATGGTGTCGAGGGCATTTTCGAGGTTCGCCTTGAGGTAGGCCAGCCCTGGAGCATCCGCACCGAGCAGCACATCACCGGCTTCGTCATACATGGATTTAAGCGCCTGGATACGCAGCAGTCGCACGGCTTTGAACACCACCCGGAGCACCTCCAGGTATTGGTAATCGCTCGTCACGTCGGCCAGGGTCTTGGCATCACCCCAATAACACGATGCCAGGCTTGCATAGCGCTTGGCCGTCACGTAGCCGGCGTCTTCGAGCGTGGATTGCATCGACTCCGTGTAGAGATCCGGGAGTTTTAACTGAGAGATTCCACCGTCCCGCACCCGCCCGATAGCCCGTTGCACCGGGATCGACAGCAGCCGACCGACCAGCAACCCTCCGGCGTTGCGCGTGAGGGTCAACCCCCTGGTGTCGCTGATCTCACCAAAGGCTGAGCATACAGCAACGAAGCGGTGGGCATACCCTGCCTTTTCAGCCACCAAATCCGATACCCAGTCGTCCAGCGTTTCATTGGGATAGGGAAGCCGGGCCTCGCACGTGAAAAATGTCGGTCGATGCTTGTTCCACTGACTGTCGGCCAAAGTCCCCAGTACGGCCCAGTCCGTTGAATTGGACGCGCCCACCACGTGCACGAATTCGGGGTCGGCAAGATGGAGCGGCTGTTCGATGGCTTCCACCACCGTGGAGATGGCCGCAACGGGGGCCAGCAGGCTGAAGGAATGCATATCCCCGGCCACCACCTCAGGGCTTACGGGCACGGTAATACTTACTCCGGTACTCCCCACCGGCACGACCCCGTCCAGGGGTACGGTCCGTTCAGGGCCGTAACTGTCACCTCCGTCCAGGCTCAACTGGTACGTGGCGGCATTTCTCAGTCCACCGGTCACCACCTTGAAAACCACGTCCGCTGCGCACTTCACAGTCCCTGAAACCGTAACGGCGGCCCCGGTCCCCGTCTTGGTGATTGCACCGATGGGAGCTTGCACGGCCACGGAATAAGTGTCGTCCATCACGTGAGTTCCGGCCGTCAGGGTAAGCGTCACCCCGGAAGTCCCCAGCGCGATCGCGCCGCCGGCATTCGTCGTGACTTCCGCTCCCCAGGTCGCTCCGCCGTCTTCTGAAAGCTTGTACTTGGCCGTTCCGAGCGCCCCACCCACCGCTATCTTGACCACGAAGCTCCCGCTTTCCGCCGCCGTGCCGCTCACCACGGCCTCGGGTCCGGTCCCGACGTGCGTTACCGGCGTAATGAGCGAGGCCGGGCTCCCGGCCACAGGGACGGCGAGCACCGTCGCCTCCTGCCCCATGGTCGCGAAAATATCCCTCAGGCAATCCACGAGCGGACCCTGCCCGAGCAAACCCTCCAAGTTCGAGCTCTTCCCGAGATAATAGATTTTCCCCGGGGTCCCGAGCGAGCACACTCCGGCGATCATCGCCTTGCCGGAGATGTCGCCCGGGACCAGCCCGCTTGTTCCATCCACTATGAATTCAAAAACATCACGCAATCCCATGGATTACATCCCCTTCCTCTCACTTCCCCATCGGGCGGTCGTTGAATTCCACTGCGGCCCTCAGGAAATCCTTCTCGGTTACCGATTTCCCTGGAGCCCACTTCTGATGACGCATGATGCCGGCAAGCTTCCACTTTCTAACCCCAAGCCGGGCCGCCAGCTCCTCCACCGGAATCAGATCTTCCATGGTCCGGGCGGTACGATCCTTTGCCATTACCATCCTCCTCTCTCCTAATTCATCGATACCTTGAGGTTCTTTCCAGCCGCGAAGCGGACCACGCGCCGGGACGGAATACTGATGGCTTCCCCGGTCGAAGGGTTGCGCCCCTCACGCTCTCCGAGCTCCTTGACCTTGAACGTTCCGAATCCAACCAGCGTAACGCTTCCATCGATCTCAAGCCCTTCCCTGACTCCGTCCAGAAAGGCGTTCAGCGCTTCTCCGGCCTGCGCCCTGGTGATCTTGGCCTCTTCGGCCATCTTTCTTATCAGGTCCTGTTTCGTCATAACTTCCCCCACTCCTACCATTCCGAATGCCCTTCCACCGCAACCACTGAATCCGGGCTCTCCCACGTCGCACCGTCTTCCCACCAGCCAAGCCATGACCGTTCGATGGCGGCAGATTCACTGCGGAAACGCCCGGAAAGCTCCGAGATCGGAGATGCATCTACGACAAAAACATCCGCCACGGACCTCGAACGGTCGCCGGAGAGTACCGGCACCAGCTCGTAACAGGTCCGGATAACTTTCAGGAACCCTCCCCAATACGGGACAATGTGAGCGTCCCTGATCCACGGGACAGACTCGTCACGGCTGATCATGCCGCGAAACACCACGTACACCGCGTTGGAACGCCTGCGCCCGACGTCCACCAGCCCGGATACGAACCCACTACGCACTGCGCGGTTCGCGGTCACCAC